ACAAGAAAATCTGCTGGCGCGATTGTCAAAAGAGGCGGCAAAAAATGAAGGTTTATATTTTAGCAGATTGCGTAGGTGGTGGCGCGGCTCTTGAAAAGGGCAGGGATTATGATTTGCCGCCAGTTATAGCGCAGAAGCTTATTGATAGAGGCTTTGCATCTAAGGATGCGCCAGTTAAGAAAGTTAAGGCTGAAAGCGCAGAATAATGGCTGTAGAAACCGCAGATGATAGAGCTATTTTTGTCGGCATCGATGATTTCGGTGTAGCGGCAACTTATACGCCATCAGGCGGTGCAGCTTCTACAGTTAATGGCATCTTTGATAATGATTTTATCGAAATAGATGCTGGTGGTGGCGTAGGCGTGGCTATGCAACAGCCGCGCTTTCACTGTAGAACAGCAGACGTATCATCAGCAGCAGAAGGTGATGCTTTAGTGGTAAACACAATCAGCTATATTATCCGCATAGTGCAGGATGATGGCACTGGCATGACTATGATGGTATTAGAGAAGCAATAATGGCGCACGTTAGAAAGCAAATTAGGGATGCCGTAGTTACAGCCGTTACTGGCTTAACATCTACTGGCTCTAACGTATTTCGCAGCCGCGTTTTTCCTTTAGAAACCACAAAGCTGCCAGCTTTATGCGTATTTAGTAAATCTGAGGCGGTGGCGTTTGATACGCTGCATATACCGCGCTCAATAAACAGAATTTTAGAAATAGGTGTTGAAGCGTATGTATCAGGCACAGCTAATTATGATGATACGCTAGATACTATTGCTGTAGAAGTAGAGGAAGCTTTAGCAGCAGACGTTACGCTAGGTGGCTTGTCAAAAGATTTGCAAGTTACCGCGTTTGAAGCAGACTTTGTGGGCGATGGTGAACAGACCGTAGCCATAGGCCGCTTCACTGTTGAGGTGCAATACCGCACACTTGAAAATGACGTAGAAACTGCCGCTTAACAGGAGATTGTAAAATGGCAACTTTAGTGGGTAAAGACGGTGTTGTTAAAATCGGCAGCAACGCAATTGGTGAAATTCGCACCTACTCTATTGAGCAAACAATGGATGTTATTGAAGATAGCAGCATTGGTGATACAGACCGCACCTATACTAGCGGCCTTAAATCATTTAGCGGCTCTATGGATGTGTATTTTGATGACACAGATACAGGCCAGTTAGATGTACAGGTGGGCGATACAGGTACGATTAATGTGCAAGTAGAAGGTGATACAACAGGCGATCACCAGCTATCAGGTTCTATTCTTGTAACAGGCCGCAACATTACCGCATCATTTGATGGTATGGTTGAAGCGTCTATTTCGTTTCAAGGCACTGGCGCACTTACAGAAGGTACTGTCTAAATTATGTCTCTTGGTAATCAGATTGCGGCTAACCGCAATAAAGAAAGGCGCGTTATCGAAGTACCCGAATGGGGCGATGATGCGCCAGTTCTTTTGTATGTTGGGGCGATTACTGCTGGTGATATGGATAAGTTGCAGAGGAAGCATAAAGATTTCCTCAACAATATGACCATAGCTGGCATGATTGACCTGATTATCGCAAAGGCAGAAGATGCAGACGGCAACCGCGTATTTACTCTGGAAGATAAGCCAGTGTTGATGCGCGAGCCTGTTAACCTTATTGCTGATATTGCTGGCAAAATGTTTGGCGATGTTGCGAGCGTAGAGGAACAGGAAAAAAACTAAAAAGCGATCCGTTAAGGCTAAACATGATGGGCTTGGCGGATCGTTTACACAAAACTCAAGGCGAGATAGAAGAATTAAGCCTGTCAGAGTTTAATGAGTGGATGGCTTATTTTAAGGTGATAGAAGATGGCAGACCAAAATCTTAAAATTCAGTTAACAGCCATCGACAAAACGCGGCAAGCCTTTTCATCTGTTCGGGCTGGTTTAGGCCGCGTTGGTAAATCCATTGTAAATGTTAGAACAGCACTTGTCGGTTTAGGTGCAGGCGTAGCGTTAAAGCAATTTGCTACGCAGATAGATGATTTAGCAAAAGCCTCATCGCGTTTAGGACTAACTGTAAACGAATTGCAGTCTTTACAGTTTGCAGCTAGCCAGACAGGGGCATCAGCAGAAGAATTAGAAAAGGGGCTAACACGTTTTAGCCGCGCTATCTCTGAGGCTTCTAGCGGCATTGGCACTGGCTTGCGGTCTTTCGAGGCGTTAGGCATAACTGTAACAGACGCACAAAACAATCTGCGACCAACTAGCGAATTATTAGATGAAGTATCAGACCGTCTAGCGCAGATAGAAAGCCCTGCCGATAGAGTGCGTATTGCGTTTGATTTGTTTGGGCGGTCAGGCGTTAATCTGGTTAATACTTTGCAGAACGGTTCAGCAGAGGTTGAAAAGCTTCAGGGCAAATTTAACGATTTAACGCTGACACTTACAGATGATCAGGCGAAGGCGGTAGAAGAGGCAAACGATTTATTTGATGCTCTAGGCAGAACATTTTCATCGTTTGGGCAGCAGATAACCGCTTTCGTTTTGCCGCCTTTAGCTAACTTTGCAAAGCTATTAACACAAAAGATTGTTTTAGGTTTTGCGTTTGCTATAGATGCGGCTAGAAATTTTGTTAACTTCTTTATTGATGCGTTTAACAAGATAGGCGAAACAATCACCGCCTTGCCGCAAATTGATAACGTAATTTTTGGCAAAGAATTGTCTACTAATTTGCGTATGATTGCTAATCAGTTCGATTATGTAGAGGATGCCACAGGCGAAGTAAAAAACAGCATAGACGATTTAACTATCGCAAATGAAGGGCTAGCTAAAGGCTTTAGGGCTACTCAATTCGAAGTTGCTAGCGTTGGTGTAACCTATGATGAAGTAGGTACTAAGGTCGGCAAACTTGGGGAAAAAATGAAAGAGACAGGCAACGCTGCTAAAACTTTAGAAGAAAAGTTTATGGACGCTAAAGCAAACGGTGTAGATAAATTAGAAGATAGTTTAGTTAATATAGCTACTGGTACGCAATCTGTTAAAAGTGCTTTTAGAAGTATGGCGCAGTCTATTCTTGCAGATTTAACACGCATAGCGGTAACTCAGTCTATTACTAATCCACTGCGGCAAATGTTTGGTTTGACCCCTAAAGCGGTAGGCGGTTCAGTTCAAAAAGGGCAGCCTTATATGGTTGGTGAACGTGGCGCGGAAATGTTCGTGCCTAATCAGTCTGGTAGCATTATTCCTACAGACAAGCTTGCTGGCGGGGGCGGTAGCGTAGTGGTTAATCAAACAATCAATCTTAGCACTGGCGTAGCGCAAACCGTTAGAACAGAAGTGATGAATATGTTGCCGCAGATACAACAGGCAGCAGTCTCTGGCGTTCTTGATGCTAAAAGGCGTGGCGGTTCATTTGGTTCAGCATTTGGGGCATAAAAGATGGCTATAACTTATCCGCTAACATTCCCCACATCAGGCGTGGCAAGTATTCGTTTTATTGCGAGAAATGTTGTTGGCACTTCTTTATCGCCTTTTTCATTAAAGCAACAGGTGGTGCAACATCAGGGGCAACGCTGGGAAGCGGATATAACACTGCCGCCTATGAAACGCGCAGATGCAGAAGTGTGGATTAGCTTTTTTATGAAGCTTTACGGCTCTTATGGCACATTTACTATGGGTGATCCTAATGCAGCTACACCGCGCGGCACTGCGTCTAGTGCGGCTGGTACGCCTGTTGTAAATGGTGCATCGCAAACTGGTGACACGCTTAACATAGATGGCTTGCCTACATCAGAAACAGGATACTTACTAGCTGGCGATTATATACAGCTAGGCACTGGCACTGGTACGCAATTATATAAAGTGCTTGATGATGTAGACACAAACGCTTCTGGTGAGGCTGCGCTAACTGTTTGGCCTGATTTACGCAGTAGCCCTAGTGATGGTGCTACAGTGGTAGTGAGCGATGCTAAAGGCTTATTTAGAATAGGTAGCAGCACAACGGATTGGAATGTTAACAATGCTGGTTTTTACAGCATGACATTCGGGGCGGTAGAAGCACTATGACCCGCGCACTAGGCACAGATTTCACAAATGCTTTATCAGCAGATGAATTAAATCCATTTTTTGCCGTAAAATTGGATTTTTCTGGCGGTGCTGCGCGTCTATGGGGCGGCTATGGAAACCTTATCATTGATGGTGAAACCTATATTGGTTCTGCTGATTTTTTGCGTATCTCTGAAATAGATGAAACATCCGAAATTAGAGCTACAGGGATAAACATAACTTTATCGGGTATCCCTACAACATTTATTTCTGGCGCGCTCAATGAAGATTATCAAGGCAGGGATATAACTCTTTATTTTGGCACTTTTGACGATACAGGCACAATCAACGATACGCCCTATGTTTTGTTTAAAGGCAGAATGGATGTGATGAGCATTCAAGAAGATGGCTCAACATCCACAGTAAATATAACTGGTGAAAGCCGTTTGATTGATTTGGAAATAAAAAGGGAAAGGCGTTATACTAGCGAAGATCAGAAGATAGACTATCCTAACGACAAAGGGTTAGAATTTGTTGCTGATTTGCAAGATAAGCAAATAGTTTGGGGTGGTTAAATGAGTTGGTTTAGTGATTTTGTCGGAGGTGTAGAGGATGCCCTCAAAGACCCAGCAACTCTTATAACTGCTGGAATTTATATAGTCACAGGTAATTATGCGATGGCGGCTGCAACTATAGCCGCATCAGGGGCTGCTAATGCTCTTGCGCCCACGCCTGATTTGCCGAATTATAACGATTATGCAAGTGATGCTCAAAACAGAACGCAGCAGATTAAACAACCAACAGCACCACGCAGATTTGTTTATGGCGAAACTAGAATTTCTGGATTGCTTGCACACGCAGAAAGCACAGACAGCGACCAATATTTGCATCTAGTAATTTTGGTAGCCACACACGAAATTAACAGTTTTCAAACAATATTTTTGAATGATGAAGCACTTACGCTCGATGGCTCTGGTAATGTCACTGCGCCAGCTAGATATGCTGGCAAGGTTCGCATTAAAACGCACCTTGGCACAGCAGGGCAGGCAGCAGATACCGATTTGGTAGCCGAAAGCGAAAGCGGGTGGACAGCAGATCATAAACTATCTGGCATCGCGTATATTTATGCAAGGCTAGCTTTTGACGTGGACGCATTCCCTAATGGCATTCCAAATATTTCTGCTAAAGTTCAGGGCAAAAAAGTTTACGATCCGCGCACTAGCACTACGGCTTATTCAGCAAATCCAGCTTTATGCATCCGCGACTATTTGATGGATAGTGCATACGGTTTAGGTGTTACATCATCAGAGATTAACGACACCGCCTTTACAGCAGCCGCAAACGCTTGCGATGAAAGTGTTACACTAGCGGCTGGCGGTTCTGAAAATCGCTATGAATTTAATGGCACATTGGTTACTAGCAACGCGCCAAAGAAAATCTTAGAAGAAATGATAACTTCTTGCGGTGGCATTGTCTCTTATGTCAACGGCAAATTTACAATCAAGGTGGCTGAATATGAAGCCCCCACAATAACGCTAGATGAAGATGATTTAGTAGATAAAATCAGTCTGCAAACAAAGCGGTCTAAGCGTGATAACTATAATGCTATTAAAGGCATTTTTTCACCCCCAGAAACTAACTTTGTTCCGACAGATTACCCTGCGCTTACTAGCTCAACATTTGAAACTGAGGATGGCGGTGAACGTAAATTTATTGATTTCAATCTGCCTTACACTACAAGCAGCCCTATGGCGCAAAGATTAGCAAAGATTGCTTTGTTTAGAAACCGTCAGCAGATATCTATGCAGCTTTCATGTAATTTAAATGCTTTTGATTTATCGGTTGGCGATAATGTTAGCATCACAAATTCGCGTTTAGGATTTTCTTCTAAGGTGTTTCAAGTGGTTGAGTGGTCGCTAGCATTGCGTTCAGATAATGATAATAATCCTATTATGGGCGTGGATTTATTTTTGCGTGAAAATAACAGCGCGGTTTATGATTGGGATGCTGATGAGAAGGTGTTTACTTTAGACAATACCAGCTTGCCTAATCCATTTAATATAGCCGCGCCAACCGTTACCGCCACAGATGCAACGCAGATTATCAATCAAAAAGTAACATCTGTTATTGTAGTCACGCCATCTAGCACCAGCCAATATTTATATCAGTATGAGGTGCAAGTTAAGAAAACCACTGACACTGACTATATTTCGGTGGGTATATCTACATCAGACGTTTTTGAGTATAAGGATACCGAAGCTGGGGCAACCTATGATATTCGGGCAAGGGTTATATCTAGTTTAGGCGTTAAATCAGCTTTCGGAACGACCACACACACAATAGGCGCGATAACTACAGCCGTTCCTGATGTTGAAGATTTTACGGTGAATATAAATGGTCAATTTGCCGATTTAAGATGGACGCCTATAGTTGATGATGCTTTATCGCATTACATCATCCGCCATAGCCCTGTAACTACTGGCGGCTCTTATGGTAACGCTAAAACGATTGCTGACAAGGTATCAAGGCCAGCTAATACAATCACAGTACCAGCGCAGACAGGCACTTACTTTATTAAGGCGGTAGATAAGCTGGGGAATGTCTCAGCAGATGCAGCAAGCGCGAAAGCATTAGTTTCATCGCTACAAGGCTTTGCAAATGTTGGCACTGTGACAGAAGACCCCGACTTTTCTGGCTCTAAGGTTTTGTGCGTAGTTAATTCAGAAGGCAAGTTAGTTTTAGACACATCAGTTAATTTTGATAGCGTAGGCGGTAATTTTGATGATGCATCTGGACTGTTTGATGGCGGTGGTGGCAATCTATATACATCTGGCACTTATAATTTTGCTAATAAGATTGATTTAGGCGCGGTATATACAGCCACATTAAGCTATGAAATGTTGGTAGAACAGCTTTTGATGCATACTGGTACGGCTACAGACGCGGCAAC